CAGCCGTCTTTTGACTGTCGTCACCCGCGAGCTGCCGGATATGCTCAAGCCCGCTTTCAATTTCAGCGGCATTAGTCTCAGCCAGCTCGCAGAACCTTATGTCGATAATTGGCTTCGGACTCGCCAAAGTGTCTCGGATCTGATTGCCAATTTCAGCATTACGGCTCTTCAGACCAACATGGATCAGGTACTAGACGGCGGCGATACGGCCACAGATGCGGCTGGTGATTTGGTCAATCGCGCCAAGCTCTTCACGCTCATGCGCAGCAATCAAGGCTTGATGCTGCTTGACAAGGACCGTGAGAATCTGGTGCAGCTTAATGTCCCTTTGAGCGGATTGCATGAGCTTCAGTCACAATCCCAAGAGCAAATGTGCTCGGTGAGTCGAATGCCCGCCGTCGTGCTGACTGGAATTTCTCCAAGCGGCTTCGGCAATCTGGCTGAAGGTGAAATGCAAGCCTTCCGCGATTGGATTGCGGCACTGCAAGAGGCTTTCGCTCGCGGTCCGATTGATACTATCCTCAAGGTGATTCAGCTTTCCCTATTCGGTGAGATTGACCCGAATATCTCATTCACTTTCAACCCGCTCGCCCAGATGACCCCGGAGCAACTCGCCAGCATCCAAAAGATCAAGGCCGATACTGGTAAGAATTTCATCGATTCAGGGGTTATCGATCCTTCGGAAGAGCGCGAGAGGATTGCCCGCGATCCCGATAGCGGCTATCAAGGGCTCGATACGACTTTGGATTTCACTCAGGAAAGGGATGATAACGATGACGATCTTTAAGCTTTTTGCTCTGCTGGCGGCTGGCGTCGGTATGGGTATCGCTCAGACTCACGTCAACGGCGCATTCAATAATGTGACCGTCGACAACACCCTGACAGGAAAGAACATCAACCAAACGTATAGCTGTGCCGTAACTGGCGACATTGGTGCGTGCGTTAATGCCGCCGTTGCCTCCATTGGTAGCGGGAATCCGGGAGTCATCGAGATTCAGCCGGGTAATGGCACGGCTACGACTCTGATTACCCTCGGTAAGGGTCAGACTCTTCGCAAGCTTGGTCGCGGAACTCTCGTCCATCACGGCATTCGCTTCACGGACTCTCAGACGCAGGCCGATACTACGGCGACGGGGACGCTGGAATGCCCGGACAAAGGCACTTTGCAGCTTGCCAACGGCTTGAACATTGATGGTATCTCGCAGGTCAATTTCTCGTACTGGCATGGACTTGATGTCGCTAGTCCTGCTACTGGCTATCCGGGCGGACTGTGGCGGACCAAGATTCAGGGATGCGTGATTGACGGTAATGCTTACAATGCGACTACAAATCCCACAGGCAATACGTCTGGCCGAGGTGTTGCAATTTACGGATGGGCCGAAGTCTTCGACGACCTGACCATTCAGAATGTGCCGGGGGACTGCCTTTATACGGAATGGAGCGGCGCAGTTGGTGGTACGCAGTTTCTCACGTTCAATCCCGGCGCGTCGTTCGATAGGATGACGATCCTTAATTGCGGCGGCAAGGGTTGGTACAATCTGGGCCCATCCGATTCCTCAGCGCTCAATTTGCAAATTGCTCAGGCTCAGGGTGGCGGCTATATCGCCGGTGCTTATGGTGACACCGAGGGCGATATCGGCGACGGCGCGGGAACGACGTTGGTTCGCCCTGCCATTTACAACAACAACGGCGGCGGCATCTTCTTGCGCACCGCAAGCTACGTGATCGGGGCCGATGTGAGTAGCGGCAATTCATCATTCTCATCACCGCCGATGGTGATTGAAGGTGGATCCATCGTTACTGGTGGCGTCTATTCCGCAGGGTACTCGACGGATGGTGCTATCGATTGCAAGGGTAGCGGTAATGTCGTGAGCGGCGTGCAAATCGTCAATACGACGAATGGCATCAAAATGGAGTGCGCCGGAAGCACGATTGATGCTGACATTCAATTCCCTTCGCTTGCCGCGTATCTGATTGGATCCGGGGAGTACAGCAATAACATTCGCGGTAATGTCAATATCTCTGGCTCATCGGTCATCACCAACGGATCGTGGAGTGGCTCAGATATGCTCAACGTTCCCTATTGGGGATCTTCGAGCGGCGTGCTTTATTCCAATCCATTCCAAGCTTGGGCTTCGATTAATGGCAATAACTTGTTTGGATCGTCGTATACCCAAACTTTCGCCGGAACCAACAAATTTACAGGTTCTTCGACATTCGGACCGACTACTGCCGGAACTGCTGAGGTTCTTATCAATTCTCAGTCTGGTCGTACTTTGCATCTTCAGCAATTGACGTCTTTGGATTTCAGCGTTTACGACGGGCTTTACAACTACATCGATTGCTCTGGATCAACTGGCTTCTGCAATTTTCCGACTGGAATTCAGAACGTCGTGCTTCCGTCATCTAGAGTTGGGACATTCACTTGCCCTGGAGGAGGCCCTGTCACGGTCACTAATGCGACTGCCGTTGCGACTTCAATGGTGACTTTCTCGCTCAAGTCGGTTGGTGGCACAATCACAACTCCGCCTGCCATGAAGACTCCGGGCAACGGGTCTAGCTTTACGGTGCTTTGCGGATCAACAGACACGAGTGTCTACAACTACTATGTCTGGAATTAAAAAATTCAAACTCACGCGGGCCGTACATGCCAATCGCGGTATTGCGGCACGCTATCACTCTCAGTTGCTCGCTCTCATTGAGGAAATGGGGGCGAGCGTTGAGTATTGGCTGAAGGCGGCCTATCGCAAAGAGCCACCAGCCGTCGCCGCATTGGCCCAAGATGCCACTCCGGCAAATGAGATTCGCAAGGTGCTGCGCGATCTGGCGAAGCGGTGGCTTACTCGCTTCGACGAGTCCGCGCCGAAAATCGCAGAGGCTTACGTGCGTAAGATGTTCAAGGCTTCTGATTCTGCGATGCGGGCGGCTCTCAAAGAAGCTGGCTGGTCTGTCGATTTTGAAATCAACAAGGCTATGCGGGATGCGCTTGACGCTTCGATCTCTGAAAATATTAGCCTCATCAAGTCAATCCCCGAACAATACCTGACCAAAGTCGAAGGTGCTGTGTATCGCTCATATTCTGCTGGCCGGGATCTCTAAAGCATGGTAAAAGCCATCCGAGCCATCTATCCTGTGACCGTCAAGCGAGCTGGCTTTATTGCGCGGGATCAATCAAACAAGCTTAACGCGGCCACCGTGAGAGCCAGGCAGCTAGATCTTGGGCTCACTCAGGGGAAATGGATGCACAGTCATGCCGGTCACAAACCTCGCCCATCGCATCTGGCGGCAGACGGCAAGACCTTCGAGCTGGCTAAAGGAATGTTCCTTGACGGGGAATGGGTACTACCTGGAGAAAAACCAAACTGCCGGTGCTCATGGCGTATAGTGATCCCAATGCCGTAGTATGTGGTTATTATGCCGATAATGGAATGCAAATTACCGGACGGTTCAAGCGGTTATCGATGGGGGAATCACGGGGCTTGCTACCGGGACCGCAAAGATGCCGAGAAACAGGCAGCGGCTGCCCATGCGAACGGCTTTGCAGGGGATGGGGAGATTGCCCAAGACGCATCGTTGCGCAATTATGACGACGATGGCCGTATGCACGTTAGTCAGTCGCATATTACCAAGGCCACAGTCAATCCCTATTACGGCTCAGAGATTCCCGGATGGTATAGCCTAGGGCTTACCGCCCACAAGATTTACTATTTGCTGCGCTCTCCTGAAGAGCTTGCGAAAGCGGCTCCAACTTTTGCGCGGCTGCCGATTCTCTCAAAGCACGTTCCAATCACGGCAGCCAGCCTGCCCGAAGAGCTGATCATCGGGTCGATTGGCAGCGATGTGAATTGGAACGGTCCGTATCTAGATGCTGATTTATGCTTTTGGAAGAATGAGGCGATCGGCGCTATCGAGAGTGAAAAGATCAAAGAGCTTTCCTGCGCGTATCGTTACGATCCTGTGATGACTTCAGGCGAATACGAGGGCCAGAAGTATGACGGTATAATGACCAATATCAGGGGTAATCATCTCTGTTTGGTTGAAGATGGTCGCGCCGGATCCGATGTTGTTGTTGCTGACAATAATCCATTTTTCATTGGAGAATCACACATGACAAAGTTGGGTAAAGCGTTGCTTAAAGCCCTCAGTCTTGCATCACCCAAGTTGGCTCAGGATTCCGCTCTGCCCGCTTTGGTTCAGGATGCCAAGAAGAAGGGCTTTGACAAAGCGGCCTTCCGATCCAAGCTTCTCGCCATGGATGCGGAACTTCCGCCCGAACAATTGGACGCGGTAATCGATGCTCTGCTTGACGTGGAGCAAGATCCGAATCCGATGGAGCCATCGCCCATTTCCGCCGTCGGTGATGAAGATCTAAGCGAGTACGACAAGGAGCCCGAGACGGACGAAGAGAAGAAGGAGCGGCTCAAGAAGCGCAAGGAGAAGGCTACCGGACTCGCCGCCAAGCCTGCGCGAGACGCGGCCCCTGAGCCCAAGAAGGAAGATGACGACAAGAAGCTCG